GGGGTGAACAACGAACTCACGATCCTCGTGGACTCCAGGGAGAAGAAGCCGCTGCCCTTTCCGGAGCACCTTCCGTCGCTTCGGTCGGACCTGCCTGCTCTCTCCCGGAGTTCACGAACCCACCGCCTCAAGACCGAGAAGGTCACGCTCGTCACCGGGGACTACGCACTCAAGGGGTACGAAGCCGCCTGTCTAATCGAGCGGAAGGGTTCACTAGCCGAGGTGGCAGGGAACTGCTTGACCGCCGACGGTCGCCGCAAATTCACAGCGGCAATGGACCGACTCAAAGAAGCCTGCTTCTACCCCTACCTCCTGCTCGAGGGGAACCTGCTCGACACCATGAACCCCACCAAGGATCTGCCTGATCCCTGGAATGCGATCGACGCACTGCATCGCATCTTGCTTGAAAGAAACATTGGTCTGATTCTCTTACCAAACACCAGCATGAGTGCACGCCGTGCCGTGGCCGAGTGGGCTGTCCGCCTCTTGGTCAACGCCGCACTGTGCCCTATACTCCCCACTATCACCCCCACTGAGGAACCCAACAATGGCAGAAATCACCCGTCAACGAATTCAGGAAGCATACAAGGCCAACCAAATTGCCAATCCGTCGAGGGCTAGTGGCTTTGTAATCCTGAACACCAACCTCGCCACCACCAACCGTGGAACTGCCAACGGTGTTATGGCTGAAGCCATTTGGGACAATGCCCGTACCGCTGGTGCAGCCAACCACAGCAACATGATTGCTGTTGATGTGCCAACTGATGCTCGTGTGTTTGTGCCCTTCTACGTGTGCACCGCTACTCTGACTTCAATTGACGGAGCTATCCCCTGTGCTATTACCTCAGTGTCAACTACGAGCAGTGGCGCCGGCAAGTGGCAGATCTACGGGTCAGTGCCTGTAAGCAGCCGTTTCAACCAGACTCTTCCCAGTGGCATTGTGACCGGAGCAGCTCCTACTTACGAGGCTTCCATCACTGTTCCAGTAAGCGGAGCCTTGGTGGCAATATCTACTGCCATTGGTACATACTCGGGTGCAAATAACGGCGCTATTAACAATGTGGCCCTGTTCAATCAGTACCTTGATGAGGCAACAGATGGCGGTGTTGCAACCACAATTTTCCCAGTCAACTTTGGTACAACTACCACAACTTTCTACGGATCTGTTGGTGCAGCTACTGTTCTTGGTTCTGAACCATGGGGTATCCCCGTGAACGGACTGACCCGCCTGACAGCTGCCGTGATTGATCCGTTTGCATTTACCTTTACATCTGCAGATGCCAACGGCATCGGTGCAACCACTACCAACGCTCGTGTGATGCTTGGTGGTTTCTTTGCTGGTTAAACTTCTTTAGGAGAACAACATGCCGCCTGAGTTCCGGTCGACCCCAGTGGGGTCGCGCGATCTACTCGCCCAGCACGGTCTGGTTGAGCGTCGTCCCCCCGTCCGTTCGTCCGACTTCCGTTCGCTCGGATCCCCGTTCCACTACTACCTCACTCGCAAGCTGGGCCTCGTCCCAGCGCTGCGCTACAGCGTGGCCCTCTCGCAGGGCACCTGGTTCCACGCAGCTCTCGAGATCCTCCTGCAGCCGGGGATGACCGGGGACCAAGCACACACTCAGTACAAGGCCAAGCTTGAGATCCGCATGGACGAGCTTCGAAATGTGTGCACCACCCTTGCCATGGGTGACGCACGCATCCGTGAGATCCTCGCCACTGAGGAACAGGACGCCACGTGCGCCTGGGTCTGGGCCCTCACGACCAAGGACATGCCCATCAACGGGGCCATCTCCAACGGCCGCACCCTGCACGAGTTCCTTTCAGATCCCAACTTCACGCCCATCTGTCAGGAGTGCATCCTCCGCACCCACATGGAGGTGGATGACAAGCGTGTGGCCCCCATCGACTGCGTTATGCAGCCCGATCTCTTGCTCCACCACCACACCCAGAACTCCCTGTGGATCGTGGACTACAAGACCACAGGTATCAGCCCCCGCATGCGTGCAGCGTCGTGCCCCATCGAACCACAGACCCAGCACTACATGCACATCCTCGACCACATGGTCAAGACGGGTCAGCTCCAGGCCAAGTACGACCTGCCCTCAGACGTCACCGTGGGGGGCATGCTCCACGCCATCATCCGCAAGCCCACCATCTCCTTCGGCCAAGGCGACCGGGACTACATCCTGGACACCACCCCCTTCAAGAGTGGACCCCGCAAGGGCGAGCCTCGCAATGAGAAGGTGTACACCGGCGAGCCCCGACTGGAGAACTACCTCGAGCGTTGCCGCCAGTGGTACCGGGGCGAGAAGGACTACATCCACCTGTCAGGTGACCGGGTTGCTGACCCAGTCATCGACCTGTCCTTCACCAGTGGTACTGCCCTGATGGATCCCCACTGGACAGCCCAGTACCGGGCCCGGTTGGCTGCGGTGAATAAGTGGAGAATCGCCGCAATTGAACCACATGAGTATCCGTGGCCCACAGAAGTTCACGGATCTGGTACACTGGACACATACGCCCCCTTCGTCCTGCGACCTGTCACGGAATGGCCGGACATCGTACTGCAGGAGGGGTTCCTCGTTTCGGACCGGGACACACCACAGGAGACAACCAATGACAACGGATCCGTATCCGCCCAGCAAACTGCAGCGCAGTGAGTTTGGTACTTTGCTCACCTCTGTGCTGCAGCAAATCATCAAGCCCGCACTTGCAGAGTTGATTCGCACTGACCCTGAGATCACCAACAAGTCCACGTTGCACACTGCATTCAAGAAGTCCACGCAGAGCACCGTGTCTTTCTCCACGTTCAACACGTGGCTCGAAGCACTTGGCATTTCCTTCCGCAAGGTTGTGCAGATTGAAGGCATCACCCCCGTCCCCGCCCCGGGCGGGGGGGCCGGCCCCCGCCCGGATGCAGGGGAACAGGATGTCAAGTTCGACAACGAAAATACATTTGATTTCCGCCCGTCGCGGGGATTCGGTGACGCCTTCGGTGAGATCGCACGTCAATCACAAGGATTCTAATGAGCATTCATCAGACAACAGCAGCAGGTACTGGCCCCGTTCGGGCATACAAGGGGCTAGGATTTCAGGGTGGACCTGGTCTCTATTCGCTCCGTAATCTTTTCGGCATGGTCGTGGGTGAGCAGAACTCTGGCAAGTCTTACTTGTTCCAGTCCTGCCCCGACGCCTTCGTCATCAACCTCGATCTCTCAAGCACCGTGTCCCCCCACGCCAAGTGTGCAGTGTGGCCCGGCATTGGTATTGATGGTCGTCCAATGGACGTCGACGGAAAGCCGCTCATCATTACTTGGGACCACGTCGAAGCCAAGATCAAGCAGCTATGTGATATGGCTAAGAACGGAGACGAGCGTCCCTCAATGGTCGTCATTGACACCATGATCCCGATGATCCGTCTGCTCAAGCCGTGGGTTGCACGGCAGATGGGCAAGGAACTCTTCGAGCAGGCACATGGCCCTGCTGCGTGGGAGCGTCTGTACGACACGGTGATTGATGTTGCTCACCGTCTGCGCTCACATGGTTACGGCGTTTGGCTGCTCGCCCACCTGTCCCGCGACTGGGTGGAGATCGGCGAAGGATCCAAGGTAGAGGAGCACTACCTGTCCCTGCCTCCCGGCCTGCGGGAGCGACTGTCCAAGGTGGTAGAAATCATTGCACCCATGCGCTCGGAAGTGCGCGAAGTCTCCACCGTGGAACCAACAGTTGTTACCGTGGCCGGGAAGCAGGTTACGCAGAATCGCACTGTCACCAAGCAGACGATCACGCGTACCATCTCGTTCCGTGACCCGCGCTACCTGCGACTCATTCGTACTCGCACTCTCAAGCCGATGCAGGACATCGACGTGACCAGTGCAGTTGACCCTTGGGGCTTGTTCGAAGAAGCCTACAAGACCGCCAACACTCCCTGACCCCCGGAAGGGCTGGGGGTGGGCCCTCGACGGTGTCCCACCCCCGCCTCCCGATTTTCGTTCCGTGTTCTACTCTCCATTTTCATCTCCTTTCACGAAAGGTTTACTGTCATGACTATCAAGTCCACCATGTTCGCTGCGTACAACAACTCCTTCGCCTCGGTCGAGGCCAACACCGAGGGCTCCGGCGCAGGCTGGCGTCCCGATGCCGGTGACCATGCCGTGCTCGTCACGGGCATGACCATCGAGGAAGGAGAGTTCAAGCAGAAGGACGGCCAGTTGTTCCCGTCCATCGACATCACGTTTCAGTACCAGATGGTCGAAGATCCGGGCAGCCCCGAGCCTCGCAGCTTTACGGGTGCCCGTTTCCAGATGCCCGCTGACCCGACTCAGCTGACCGACGAGGGTGCCAAGACCCGCGCTCGCATCGAGCTCGAGCGCATCAAGGGCCACCTGACCACCCTGATTGGCCGTCGTCCTGAGAATCTGCAGATGGCTATGCAGACCGTGCAGGAGCGCATCAACAACGGCAACGTGATTCCGGTCAAGCTCCGTGCGCGTTACGACGAGAGCAAGGCCAAGCCCGGCACCAAGTACTTCAAGGAGTTCCTGGTCGCCCCGCTGTCGCTGTCTTAATTCCAACGCCATGACTTGCCCTGTGGGAAGCAGTCACTACCATGGCGAACAATCGTCCCCCCACGATCGCCCCCTGGATTACCCGACCGGTGTCCAGGGGGCTTCCTTTTGCAAGTGGGTCCATGCTGGAAACGGCATGGCCCACATTCAGTTAGTCCGCCCTGACGCCCGAAACCCCCGAGCCCTACGATTCTGGACCACGATCAAGGGTTCCGGCACCCCCTACCCCCCAGTCCCCACCTCCCCCCGGCGTAGCCTCCACAGAAGCCGGTGTGCCCTCGACCTGTGGGAGACCCCCCATCCGTTGGG